AAACACTGGAGTTGAGAGGCCTAAGTCTCAACTAAGCTCAAGAAAACGTAACCACACTCAGCTTTGAAGTGTGGAAACTGTACAGAGAAGAAAGAGAAAAATACAAGAAGAAGAGAAAAAGATCAGATAAGAAGATGAAGAGGTTAAGAGGAAGCAGGTAGGGCTTGGGCGGATGGGTTAGACAATTGTTTACGTTGTTTAGAGTTCTTTGGGGCTCTCCAAGATTGATTCATCTGGCGAGATGGTCCTGAGTTAATGTAGCGCGGAACTCGAGTCATAGCCTGGTTCATAGCTGCGTTAACAGCTTGGTTAGCTAGTCTCTGTCTGCCTTTCTTAGAAGTGGCGCTGTCGGCTAGTCCAATAGCTTGAGAGAGAACTCTTTCAGCCTTGGACCCACCTAGGAGCCCTGCTACTTTAGGAGCAGCTTTTGTAACACCTTTCAATACAACTTTCCACCATTCACCTTTTGGGTTCATTCCAGCTGGAATTCCAGGCAGAAACTCATTTTGAACTAAAGAAATAAGGCGATCCAATTCTGGATTGGAAGGTGGTGACATCTTAGCAAGAGAAGACAGGTAAGTGTCAGAAGAAGAGGGTACAGTAGAAAGAATAATCCTATAACGGATAGTAATAACAGACTGAGGGGCCAAACCAGTAAAATATGCTCCCACAATGTCAAAATCACCCCGAACAAACGGAGGATCGTAGTCAGCGGCAGTAGTGAAAAGGGATGAGGAGCAGTAAGAATTATATTGACCAGGAGTAGGAATGACAGGCGACGTAATAAGTATCCGTTCATTACCTGTGACGTAAAAATCTGAAACTTGATCTTGTAACGTGTGCATGGAATACGTTCCAGAAATGGCTTCGTCAATGACGCTGTCAGGATACTGAGTGGCGAAAGAAGAAGTGGTAGGAGGTAAAGGAATAACATGTAAAGATTCTCTCGGACTGGATGGCCAGAGAGGAGTTAAGTAAGGATTGTTGACTGAGATAGGTAAAGATCTGTTTTGAGTTGGCACTCTATATCTGATGACATTACCGGATCTGTAAAGCTCAGGAGTGGCGTTTATTGCTTCGAATCCCATTGATAAAATTTGGTAATAGACGCGAGCAACAGGATTTGAAGCACTCCCAGTGTAAGAAGGAAAAATAGCAGTGTTGGCATTAAGGGAGATAACAGATGAAGGGTTAACGGGAGGCAGAACAGGAGTACCATTGGGGGCAGCGAAGGCAGTAATACCACCAATGTTGAAAGCATTGGCACCAACGCCTGGCGGCTCGAGTTCAAAGCCCCAGTCAGCACAGTTTGCAACAAGTTGAGTAGTGATGAAAGGTAGTGAAACAAAGTTAACATCCCACGTTTGACCCGCAAGGCCAAAGTCGTCAGCAGCGAAAGAGCGCGTGAGGTTAAGTGTAACACAGTTTTGTAGTTGAGAAGAGCAAGAAGGGCGTCCAATAACGTTATACTGCTTATCGTGAAAGATATCTGTACAAGCGATGAAATAGGCCTTTTCATCGGGAGACAGTTTATCCAACATTTCGGCAGCCACGGGACTAGATCTGGCAAGATTAGGCATAGTGAAGTCGGAAAAGGAAAAGAAATAAAGAGAAAAAGAGTTGAGAAGATAAGAAAGAAAGAATTCGATTACCCTTACGAGTAATCGACGGCAAGAATTTTCCAAGCAGGGTGTGTCAAATCCCCACCTAGAGTGGCAGTCTCAAACTTCTTTTCTAAGTCCATTATCATCCAAAACCCTTCGAGACCATAGCGCGTAATTAAGAAAGTGGCTAGGTAGGAGGGGTCAAGTGGGACAGAGTCGGAAGACCTGGAAATGGTCATTTTCTTTTCAATCGGTTTCAAACCTGACGCGAAGCGGCGAACTCCAATCCTAATCAATGGAGTTTGCGACAGTCCGACTGAGCTAAACATGGCATTGGCACAAGCTTTTAGAGGATCCAAAGAAAAAGGAAATAATTTCTCTGGTCTCGTGAGGCTTTTCAGCAACTTGATACAGACACTGGGAAGGTAGTTCCAATGATATTTATCGTCACTTCCCTTACACCAAAACCCCCTTAGAAAGGTGGCTTGAGTGAAGGGGAGAGTCTTAGTTTTAGCGTAAAAACCAAAATCAGAGTAAGTACCCCCCAACTGAACATGAACAGTTGAAGAAATATTTAGTAACGTATTATCTAAGCAAGTACCGGGTTGACCAGTAGGTTGTTGAGGATGGGGTAGAGCGATAGAAAAAGAGAATTCACGATTTTTACCATATTTAATTCTGAGTTTTGTGTTGAACATCGCGAGGCGGGCTTCCAATGAAAAGAAGTCTACCGCATTGTGTTTATAAATAAACTGTACAAAATCAACACAGGCTTCTTCTTGGCTACGATCAAACTTCTCAAAATCATTTTCGATGGCTGTTAACACACCGTCTACGATTTTAAGAATTAAAGAATCGTCTCCAAGAAAAATACCACAGAAATCAATTTGTCCGGCATACAACAATTCTAAGTTGTATTCCAACCACTTATCTAAATCTTCTGCGACCATACCACATGCAAAACACAAAGTGAATTTCTTTCCCTCAAAATAATGAATGCGGAATCCATCAAATAAAAGAGAGTAGTATTCAGTCATGCGCATGACGTGGGGGCCTATTAAAACCTGATATTTCGGGTGAACACCCCAGATGACTCTGGGTTTCATTTTATCAATTAAGAGTTCATCAGATTTGCAAAAGAGGTCGGTGTTCCTGGGTAGGCTCAGCGACTCTTTAAGATCGTCTTCAGCTCGCTGAAGACGTTTCCTGTTATGTGGTTTCCAAGTGTCTTTATAACGCTGATAGTTGTCCGGAGCAGTGACACAAGGAGGATATGAGTAAAAGAAACGTAAAATATAGCTTGGCAAAGTTTTTGGCACGGGATTAGGTAAGGGCATAAGAATGCGAGTCAGTAATGCGTAGACGCTGTTTGTTAAACAAGGCGTGAATACAAAACCGAACTCATGGTCCAGTGAAGCTAAGTGAGTAGAAGATGACGGATCAATAAGAAAAAGAGGATAAATGGCGGGTTTACGAGTGGAAACGGCATCAGGATAGAGTAGGCGAGGAGTATGAGGAGTGAGAAGAGAAATAAAATCTTCCTCCGTAAGGAGCAAAGACTTCCTGAAATTCAACTTTTTAGGTCGAATAGCTTGGGGTGTCACAGAAAGTGGACACAAGACACCCTCAAGCTCGTCCCGTTAACCATAGAAATTCTCAGTGGACGCTCCGCAGCATCCACGCCATTTGCCTGATTTGAACAGGCCCATTTGAGTTTCCATGGTACCAGTATGGTTAGTAGCTCGCTCTCCTCGTCGGTTTGTTTCCCGAACGGTGTTGACTTCTTTATTAGCGAGAGCTACTTGGGAGTGGGCCTTGATCTTTTCTTTGACTGGAACATCCATCTTAAAAAACTTGATAAAAGGATGATTGGTGAGGACTTCGCGAATCTTTGACTGGATAAACAGCTGCCCAACTGAATGAGTCATGGGTTCTAGCTCTACCTCCGAAGGATTAAGAGTGAAAACCCTAGACTTAAAACAATTGAACAAGTCGAGGTTCTTCTCACCGGTCAGTTTAGTAATTAACCAAGGGATATCCTGCAAGTTCATTCCAATAACTTGAGGAGAAATTTCAGGAAAGGGCGGATTCCTAACGGAAGTTGTGGTCGCAATGCGATATAACCCATAATCTCCCAAGTTGACAGCGGGTTTCTCGGCAATGAGAGTTCGGCCGTTGTCTGACCTGAGTTCAATGAGCTCGCGTAAAAGTCGTGGCAACTCAGGAATCTCAGTGTAAACACCTTGACCCTGAACCACAACCTTGTAAATATGGGACCATGTTCCAAACCAGGTAATACCCATCACACCATCAAGCCCAGCAGATCTCACCATCCAAGGTTCTAAAGCCTCAAGTGGGAGCTCTGTGGAAGTTTGCATGAAAGGTTCTGAAAAGTCCAAAAATTGTATCTCTCCATGGTGTAACACACCAGCTGCTCCACAAAACCAACGAAGACAAATGATGCTATCAGTTTCGCAAACATCGACCCAAGAGACTCCCTCAGGTAGACGGTCCATCACAATGTAACGAACATTAGCAAAACGAGACACCACTGCATTGTGTGTGGAGAAAACGGGCACATTAGTAAAGTGTTGGGACAAGATGGTTGAAAACTTGTCTAGCAGAGAGACTGTTGAAGCAGATGGAGCAAGCCAGAAATAAGGATGTTGATTGTGACACTCTTTGAACCAATAAGACGCTAAACTATAAATTAACATAAAACGTTCGGTGCGTGCATATGGATGAGCATGAGCTCTTAAAGGCCCTTTTTGAAACGGTTCAGAAACCAAGGTTTGTGAACCATTCCCAAAGTCAAAGATTGGTAAATGACGGGCTAAGAGATCAAAAATTACTGATCGAGTGGCGGTTATCAAATCCGGAAGGATTGGGTTTGGATTTAGGTTAGGAGGTAATGGGACAACAGCAGGAGCAACATTATTAATTGGTTGAACATGAACCGAAACTTGAGCAGCCTTTGGTTGGGGCATCCTACCAGTAATAGCTTGCGCTACCACCGGCGGGGCCAACACTGGAGTTGGGACGGGACTAGTTTTAGGAGTGTTCTTTGGTGTTGCTTTGGGCACGTACTTCGCCGTCGCCTTGGCCTTAGGCTTTGCTACCACTTTTCCTCTTTGAGCCTTCTGTGCTGGAGAAGGAGTCTTGGAAGCAGGGGTGGTAGTAGGGAGCTTAGGGGGCGACGCCTTCGCAGGGCGACCTACCAGTGGAGCACTCACCGTTTTACTGGCGAGCAATGGACTGATAAGACTGAAAGCAGAGGTGTTCCCACTGGGAATGTTAGGAGGAATAGGGGTAGTTGGTAGGGCTTGGGCTGCAGCTCTTGCGAGTGCACGCTTCTTTCTTTGGTGCTTGTTGTAATTCTTGCGCTTTGGGCGACCAGAAGAAGAATTCAAAACCGGATCACCACTCAGTGGTTTGCTCAAGTCCACACTGAGGTGTACTGGAGTATGAGGGATGTATCCTGAACCGGATTGAACCAAGGGCGTAGAAGGGGTTGGGAGAAGAGAGGATTGGGGATTCAAAGCAGGTGACACGCAACCTTGGGGTTGACTCACTGAATGGGTGTCATCTAAACCAGAATCAAGAGGTATTAGAGGGGGAGGGCCTGAAGGTCGCCAACCTTCAAAAAGAAAGCATCCAAACTGATACAAAAGGCCAACAAAAGGTTGTCCTCCATGTGAAAAGGTAGATGCAAAATAGTGTAAAACTTCCTGCACGTCACAGAAAGTAGTCCCTTGGAGATAATGCTGGTACAAATCTTTGCAATGGTAATCGTACGTTTGCAAATCCCGAGCATAGGACTCAGGATCACAATAGAACAGCTGGGGACAATTGGAGGGATCCGGAACGAAGAACGGTTTTACATGCGGGGAAGGTCTGGTAAAGATATTCCACGTGTGCAAAAACTGGGCGCACTCGTTCAGTCCTAGCCAAAGAAACTTATGATCTGTACCGATATGGTACTCATTGCAGGCGTAGTTCCACTCCGCGTAAAATGTAACGTCACCAGTTCCAAATTGGATGTTGCCGTCACGAAACGCTAAAGTAAAACCATACCCACACGACGCAAGGTAAGTTGCGTAGTTCAAGAAGTTTGGCCAGAGACTTCGACACTTAGAAGAAATGTCGGGGGGCACTGACAGAACATGCGAAAAACGAATGATACAATCAGTGGGAGTCTCCATGTTCAAATTAGTTAAAGCTAATTTGAACAAG